TACGGCTATAAATGTAAGTAAGCGCTAACTAACATTCTCCAAAAGGATAAAGAATGGATGAAAAATTACAAGCCTATTACGAGGCAAGATTCTCGATGATGGCAACAGACGGCTGGAAAGATTTGATTGAAGACGCTCAAGGCTTCTTCGACGGATTGAATAAAGTCGTAGCAATACAGAATGAAAATGATTTGTTTATGAAGAAAGGGCAGTTAGACGTTCTTCAGTGGCTATTAAGCCTTAAAGACAGTTCATCACAGACCTATGAGCAGCTCATGTCGGGAGACTCAGCAGATGGCTCTTAGGGTATTTGATTTCCTCTGTGAAGAGGGACACTTACACGAACACTTTGTTAGTTATGAGGTGACAGAAGTAGCGTGTAAGGATTGTAGTAAACCTGCTTTAAGACAGATTTCAACTCCTACTATCTATTTGGAACCATTTTCAGGGAACTTCTCTGCAGCGGCAGATAGATGGGCTAGAAATAGAGCTGAGAAACAGAAACTAGAGCAGAAACAAAACTCCTAAGATACCTCGTAAGAGCCTTAGATTATTAATCCTAAAATCACTTGATATGGTGACAGGAGACTTTAAATGGCAGCGACTTTTATTCAAGAAGAAGAATTGTTTAACGGCAATGAGCAAGAAGTAGTACACGATGTAACAGTTTCAGACGCTAACGCACAACCTGAAACTAAACAGACTGAACCTGTAGAAGAATTACCTGAGAAGTATCGTGGTAAATCTGCTGCTGATATTGCAAGGATGCACCAAGAAGCTGAAAAGCTAATAGGTCGCCAAGCAAATGAGGTTCATGAAGTACGTTCACTTGCAGACCAACTGTTAAAACAACAACTCGACTCTAGAGCAAGAGAAACCCAACCAATTGAAGAATCGCTTGACGAAGACTTTTTTGTAGACCCTAAACAGGCAGTTAACAGACAAGTTGAAAAGCACCCTGCTGTAATTGAAGCTAGACAAGCAGCTTTAGAAATGCGGAAGATGAAGACGACACAACAATTGTCGGCTAAACATCCTGATTTTTCAGTTATCTCACAAGATGCTGGATTCCAAGATTGGGTTAAATCTTCTAAAATACGTCTAAATATGTTTGCCAAAGCCGACGCTGAATATGATTTTGAAAGCGCTGATGAGTTAATAAGTACCTACAAGGAACTTAAACAAATCAAACAGCAAACTCAAAATGTTCAAACAGCGAAAGCCGAGAACAAAGCTCAAGAACAAGCAATGAGGGCAGCAACTGTAGATGTTGGCGGCGCTGGTGAGACTAGCCGAAAAGTATATCGAAGGGCAGACCTTATTAAACTGAGAATGACGGACCCTGACCGGTACATGGCACTTCAAGATGAAATCATGAGTGCTTATGCCCAAGGACGAGTCAAGTAATTTTAGAATTTATAATTTAAAGGAAATTTATCATGGCATTAGGTACAGACCACGTCACAGTCACAACAGCAGCAACGTTCATCCCAGAAATCTGGAGTGACGAAATTGCCGCTGCTTACAAAAAATCATTAGTAGCAGCTAATCTTGTTAAAAAGATGTCTTTCAAAGGCAAAAAAGGCGATACAGTTCATATCCCTGTTCCAACTCGTGGTTCCGCAGCTTCCAAAACTGCAGGTTCACAAGTTACATTGATTGCAGCAACTGAATCAGAAGTAACAGTATCTATCAACAATCATTACGAATACAGCCGTTTGATTGAAGATATTGTCGAAGCTCAAGCATTGTCTTCACTACGTCAGTTCTACACAGACGACGCTGGCTACGCTTTGGCTAAACAAGTTGACACAGACTTGATTAAATTAGGTCGTGTTGCTCAATCTGGTGCTAACACAGCAGCTTACACCAAAGGCTACATCGGTGGTGATGGTTCCACATTGTATGTTGCTGCTTCTAACAACGCTTCTGCATTGACTGATGCTGGTATCCGTCGTGCTATCCAGCGTTTGGATGACAGCGATGTTCCAATGGATGGTCGTTTCTTCATCATTCCTCCATCAAGCCGTAACACATTGATGGGCTTGTCTCGTTACACTGAGCAAGCGTTTGTTGGTGAAGTTGGCTCTGCTAACACCATCCGCAATGGCGAAATTGGTAACCTTTATGGTATGCCTGTATTTGTATCTAGCAATGCTGATACAACTTCTGGCAGTACTGCAGCTCGTGCTTGCTTAATGGCGCACAAAGATGCAATGGTATTGGTTGAGCAAATGGGTGTTCGTTCACAAACTCAGTACAAACAAGAGTACCTCGGTACATTGTTCACTGCAGACACACTCTACGGTGTTGCTGAGTTGCGTGATTACAGCACTGTTGCTTTGATTGTTCCAGCT